TCATCAGCAAAGTATATAAATACTTTCGACTATAACTTCCCCCGTAGGAGATAACTCAGTTAGTCTGTGCGAGTCCTTTAATGATGATAAGCAATCATTTGCTCAATCTTGTGTTTCTTGAGCCTGCTATGCTTTACTACTTTAGATAGAAACTTAATAGCGAAAGATTTATTATTCTTACCTAGCGGGTGTACCCAGTCTAGGATATGTTTACCGTTCTTTCCTCTATTATATATATGACCTCCAAAGGCTTTATGAAGTAAATCTAAGCCTACTCTGTCGTTTATATGCGAAGTAGCTCTAACGACTAGTTTTGGAAATCTCTGTGATGGTGGCTTCTTAAAAATAAAAGAACCATCACCATCTAAATACCCTGCTACCCATGCCCACGTAGGGTGGTTTTTAGCCTTTAAGGCTCCGCTATCTCTTCTGGACGCTCGACAGTATTGCTTTAACTGTTCGATGTCAATGCTAGATAGTGTCTGCCCTCTAAACTCTAACCACTTACGTAACATCCTATCAAAGTGTTTACCCTTTATTACCATGTGTTTAGCTAATCTAGGTATAAGCATTTCAAGATGTTTTCTCTTACTAACTGTCCAGACTGTTACGGTTGACCAGTTAGTTCCTGGTCGGTCTTTCTTACAAACTGTTCCGTAGCCTGTCCGTTCTGGGAGAGTGTAAACGTACTGCTTAGTGTCTATTGAGTCTGCTGCTGTTAGCTTAATAGCTAAGTAGGGTCGGTTGTTTGTAAATTCAAAGCCTATACTACCGTCAGCGTCTAATAAACCAGCAAGGTATTTAACCTCTGTTTCTGTCATCATTATCGTAGCTCCTTATGTGTGTTGAGCTGTCTAGGTTCTCTCGTGTTGGCTCGCGCTTCCACGTTATTTAGAGTTATGTTGGCCTTCTTTTAGCGAAACCAAATCTCTGGTATGAATGTTGCAGCCGAGGTATTATCTACCGCGCCTGTCATTGTGGGAAAAGTACTAGTAGCCATTATGGCCTCCTATAATATAGTTACTTGACCCGTCCTTCTCTGTAAGCCTGTTCTATTTCTGGATACAGTGCTTCATATCTGGCAGGGTCATCGTTAATAAGTTTAATAATGTCTGCTCTACGATAAATAGGTTTTCTATTCCCGCCCTGAGATGACTGTGTGCTACCTGTACTAGCGTTCTTGACTGATTCCTTCCTGTCATTAACTTGTGTCTGTACAGAGTCATTAACAAAACTGCGGTGTTCTTTCCAGCCGCTTAATAGCTCGTCAACGGCTTCCATATCATAATAAACTTCAGCGTTGATAAACTGTTTCTTCCTGTAAGGACTCTTCTGCACCCATTCAGCGAACTTAGGATCTGAAAGAGTTTCCTTAACATCAGGATGTTTTGCTAGTAACTGACTACGAGCTGCTTCCACTTTATAAGTCTGAGCTGCTTCCTTAGCTTCTCTGACTGCTGGATTGTTCTCTATAGCCTGCTCTACTGCTTTCTCTGGATTGGTATAGAAGTCTATTTCTTCCGTAGGCTTCGATTGTGTTTGTTCGGGCTGTGAAGGGGTTTGCGCCTGTATATACTCATCTACTAACTTACGTAGTTCTCCGACTTCACCACCTTGTTTACCAATAGCCTTTTCAGCATTCTGGTGCATCTCAACAAGTTCCTTCATGGTCTTGCCTCGATACTTTTCAGGTATATCGTCTGAGTTGTCTACCTCGTTTACCTGCTCTTGAGTTTGTTCTTCAGGTTGTACGGCCTGTTGAGTCTCTTCAGGTTGTGTAGGTAAGTCTTGTACGTCTTTATCGTCTTCTGTGGCGTTCTCTTCTATGTCTAATAGTTCAGCCATTATTAAATTTACTCCGTATTGATAACAATATTATGGATTATTCCTAACGAGACTTTGCCACGTCCCATGCTGCATCATCACCGTGATTAGCTATGGCCTTGGTTTCTCGTTGCATTTGCTTCTCTCGTCCTCTAAGCCACTTAGCTGTAGCGCCTGGGTAATCCCCTGATACTACGTCTAAGGTTGACCTGACTGGAGAGATTACTTTCTTAGCAGTCTCACCGCATTCTGGACACTTAATAGACTCGACAGTGTTCTCTAGGAATTGTTCTGTCGTATGTGCATTAGCACAAGTAAAGTCTCTAATTATCCGCATCTGAGTTGTCTGCCTCTAGTTGATCCATTGCAAAGTCAATAGATGTTCTTAGGTTTAGTAGGTTGTTAAGTATGTTTAACTGACCTTTCCTAGTCCATAACTCTTCAGCTGAATTAGTTGATACTACGTCATTCAGGGTAGCCTTTGTTTGTTCAAACTCGGCTGTTAAGTTCTTCCACCCTGTAGTAGACATCATCTCTAATAAAGCATCATAGTAGTCTTGATCTGCTTTGACCTGCTCTGGTGTTCTTTCATCTGTCATGGTTTCTCCTTATGGGACTATGACTTGTTAGTTTTAGTAGTCGTCTTAGTTGCTCTCTTCTCAGCTTCTAGTTCAGCTACTCTTTCTTGCAGTTTGTCCATCTTGGAATGGACTATCTCGAAAGCTATGTTGATTTCCATCATAGCTGTCTCGAACTGTTTAGGGCTTATATAGATAGTACTCATAAGTTTTCCTGGTTGTGGGTTGTTCTATACTTCTTCGCCTATTATTTCACCATAACAGGTGAATGTTAAGGTATTAGCTACTGAACTCTGTACACCTACGCTGCTGGCTGCTTTATAACCGCAGAGTCCTTCAGGGAAGTCTAGTTGTTTATACTCTCCTACCGCTATAGGAAATACATACATTAGAGCTGTCGTAGTATCATAGGTTGAACCGTCTTCGTCATGGAATACGGAAGCATTGGCTGATCCAGCACCTACGTTAGTAATATGTATACTATATATCCTATACTCTTTAGCCGCACCTGGCGTGAACAATGAAGCCGCTGAAGTATTAGCAGGTTTAAGCTGCCCTAGCTGTCTGCGTACTCTCATTACTTAACAGCCTTAATTAGGTTCTGTTCTTCCTGTACAGCTACGCTACGCTCTTTAAGAAGCGTGTCAGCTATCTTAAGCCGTCTATTAAACTCGCTATCTTCTGCGTCACCTAAGTTTCTAGTAATGGCTTCTATTCTTTCTATCTCAGCCCTTTGAGGCAGTAACGATGCTTCCATCTTAGCCTTCTCAGCCCTGGCATTAGACTCATTAGCCTGTCCTTGGAAGGCGTTAACCTGCGCAGACTGCATAGCCAGTTGAGCCTGTCTAGCCTCTTCAGCTGCTTGCTGTTCTTCTGGTTTAGGCTCTAAAGACTGTTTAAGCATAGCTATAAGCTCTTCAGAGTTGCTAATGTGCATGTTATCAATAATGCCTTGTATCAGTGTAGGATACAGAGGACTATCGGGCGACATAGTCTGTAATAGCTGTACTAGCTGTGTTACTTCATATTCTCTAGCAATAATACCTAATGTACCTGAGACAACAAACTTGAAGTCACCTACAGGGTATCTATCAGGATCGTACTGCATATAACGCCAAGCAGCCTTCTCAATGAACGGAACTAGGAAGCTGTCTTGGAAGTTAACTAATGTTCGTTTATGTCGTTTAACAATAGGTGCAATAGCCATTGAAGCGCCTGCACTAGTACGTCCACCGTCTAGTGAGCCTAGTATGGCTGTGTTGTCTATAGCGCCTGTGGCTTGTTGTAAATACTTATGGAACTGGTCTGACTGTGCAAATGAAGTAGGGTCTATCTGACCAAAGTTCATAGGATGTAATACTTCTCTAGGGTCGCCATTGGTAAGCAACATCTTACCTGGTCTTACGCTTAGTTGTGTGCCTCTAGGGAGCTTGGTAGCATCTACACCCATCATAGGATGTACTGTTAAGCCTAGAGCGTCCTGTCTTGCTCTTAACTCGGCATCTAAGCCTTTCTGTGAGTTATAGGCTTTGTTGATAATACCTCTACCAGCATTAGAGCCTGGTAGTATGTCCCACTGAAACTCTAAGAAGTTTCTATCGCCCATCATGTTGGGGTTCTTGATAGCTTTAACTAGCACACCGTTAGCAATAACAACGACTGCTTCAGTGTACATAGATTCATCTTCATCGTCTACTAAGGCTACTACGTCTTCATCTTCATCCATAGCCTTTTTAAGCAGGTCTGTAGGGACTAAACCGTTCCACTTGATAAGACGAACTTTATCGTCTTCGTACTGTGTAATGTCTTTATCGCCTTCAATCTCTTCTTCTTTAGTGTGTCCAGGGATATATACGTTTCTATATACGCCTTGTTCCTGTAACAGCTCTACAGAGTGTCTGGGGACAAACCTGTCTGAACCGCAACCTAAGCCTTCATCTAATGAGGCTGCATTAGGGTCTTTAAAGAACTGGTTAGGCAGTAGAGGGATCAGTTTACACTTAACCTTGTCCTGTACGTTAATTCCTACGGCCGTTAACTCACCACCCAATATAGGCTGAGAACCTGGAGAGGACTCTTTAGACTCTTCTACAACTATCTCGGCATAGCCTACGTCCATTATAGCCGCGGTCATTAACACTTCATTGATAGCTTTTCTTACTTTATTCTTAGCGAAGTCTTCATGTAGATACTTACGCAGGGTCATTATGTCTTGATCTTCTTCATCACGTACATCGTCCTTAATAGTAAAGAACGTCTCGTTAGTGAAGATAGCTTCTTCTACTTCGGCTACAGCAGACTCTACAGCCTGTTGTGAGGCTGGGCTGACAAACCTAGACCTTTCAGAATCTCTAGTACGATCAGCTTGGCTATACTCGCCTTTAAAAATACGCATGTATTCTTCATGCTTGTCTGCGTAGTTCTGGCGGTAATGCTCTTCCCACTCATCAACCTTGTCCATGACAAAGGATTCAAGGGTTTGTTCTATTAAGAAATCATGATCTTGTTGCATCTAAAATCCTATAGTGTCGTCATAGACTTGGAAGTCTTCTGTTTCAATGTAGTCTATAGCGTATGCTACAGAGGCTAATTGGTCTATGTAGGCTAATGAGTCTATTAAATCGTCATGTACTAAGGCGTTAGGGAACTGAAACAACTGATCTAGGAACTGCATGTTCCATTCTCCTTTGTTCAACTTAATCATACCATGTTCAAATCTACCCTGTAGACCCCATACTACCCTGTCTACCTTTGACTTATTTCCATGAGAAAGCTCTTCAACCCTAAAGAATCTCTGATTACGCCTCATTAGGTCTGTTAAGTAAGGCAGTACAGCGTTACGTAGTGCTCCCTTCTCAATTCCTACTGATATGGGCATATTGTGTTTAACAGCCTCAAATATCTTCCTGGCTGTTTCCTCTACACCCCAGCGCCCATGTATAATGTCTTTAACCCACCAACCTTCTTCATTGACTTTAACAATCGATATGGCTGTTTCGTCCAGCTTGGTGTTCTTAAGCGTATTCTTAGCTACTTCACCGAAGCCTCCTAAGTCTACAGAGATATAGTAGTCACCGTAGCTAGGCTCGTTAGTCTCATAAGATACCCATTCTTCTTTGAATATCTCGCTGCCTAGTGCTTCAAAGGACGCCATGTACTCTTGTCTGAATGAGTAACTAGACATTGACTTCTTAGCTTTGTCTATCTCTCCAGCGTCCAATGTAGGGTTGTCATAGGATGTAAAGTGGTATCCTACCCATTCAGGGTCGTCTCCTAATGCAGCGTATTGGTACATTTCGTAGAAGTGGTTCCTACCTAAAGGCGTACCGATAAATAGAGCCGCCCCTTTCAAGTCCGTAAGTGTGGGACGTAAAATCTGCTCAAAAACCTCTGGCTTCATATCGGCTATCTCGTCCATAACAAGGTACTTAAGTTTAAGTCCTCGCATTGTCTCTGGGCGGTCAGCGCCTTTTAACGAAATCTTGTTGCCGTTGATTAAGGTTATCTGTAAGTTGTTTATGTGTATGCTCTTGATGACAGGAGAGCCTAGTTCCTTTAACAAGTCCCACATAATCTCTCGTGCCTGCCCCTGGGTAGGGGCTACGTAGAGAACAGAACCCTCAGTAGTGCCTAACGCTTCTAGTATCATAGTCCACGCGGCATATACAGATTTTCCTGTACGTCGTCCTGCGGGGATCACCTTAAAGCGTGTAGGGTCTTTAAAAACCTTCTCTTGCCAAGGTAAGAATGAAACATTAAGCTCCGTCATCTAAATACCTTATTGCTTTTATGAGCAGGGCT